TCTTCCCCTGGTTGGATATACATACACTCCTATAAATAATAGGACAAGATATCCCTAGACACATGGCAACGTGGAATAAACAAATTGAAAACAGGAATTTCCTGTCGCCCATTGGGTTTAGGTTTACGCTTGCCAAGTATCCTAAGGTTGCATACTTTGCTCAGTCTGCCAATATACCACAGATTACACTGGGTATCCAGCAGCAACCTACACCTTACAGACCATTGCCTCTGGAAGGATTCATGACCTATGAGCCATTCACTATGTCATTCATGGTGGATGAGGACATGACTAACTATATGATTATGCACAACTGGATCCGCGCCCTAGGTACTCCTAACGATACACAGGAGAGGGTGGATTTCAGAAACAAGATGGTCGCACTCTTTGGTAACGACGACCTGTATGCAGACGGCACACTGTCTGTACTCAACAGCAACTTCAAAATGAATTTCAACGTCCAGTTTGAGAATCTAATTCCTACTGGGTTGAATGCATTGGAGTTTAATGCTACAATAGATGGCACAGAGTATGCCATGGCACAGGTAACATTCAATTACTTGCGCTTTGAGATACAGGATACCGTCAACTTCACCCGTGATAAGCGACTTACTTAATGAATTTACAAAAAATTGAGGAGATGTGGGCAAAGGATGCAGAGAAATTCTTTGATCACAGGGAGTTGCCTGAGCTGTTGGCAAACGACAGTATGGAAACACCCAGACTCCATGCAAAGTATTTGCAATTTTATAATCAATTCAAACTCATGCTATCAGAAGCAGAGACGAAGCGCAAGATAATGCTTCGGGAGAAGTTTGAATACTATTCTGGTAAGGCACCTGCCACAGTCTATAAAGAAAAACCCTTTGCACTCAAAGTGCTCAAGGGTGATCTTCCTATGTACATTGATAGTGACCCAGATCTGACCAGAGCACAGCAGAAAATCGACTACCTTGAAACTTGTATAAATTCTATTGATAGGATTCTTAAACAGATCGACAGTCGTGGATTTGCCATCAAGAATACTATCGAAATTGTGAAGTATTATGGAATCAGATGATAACTATCGAAAAGAAAAACGAGGTTTTTCTGAAGGTTGAAGGTGAGCAACATATCCATAAAGAATTAAGCGAGCACTTTCAGTTTGAAGTGCCTGGCGCTAAATTCATGCCGCAATATAAGAGGAGGATCTGGGACGGTAAGATCAGATTGTACTCCCCTGGCACTGGAGAGATCTATGTTGGTCTATATGATTATCTGACAGACTATCTGGAAGAGAAAGGGTATGAGTATACCCTGAAAGATAGTAAATACTTCGGTCTACCAAACGATGAAGAAGATTATGTATCACCTGAATCCGTTGCGAATTTTGTTAGATCTCTGGGACTGCCATTTAAGATTCGCGACTACCAACTCAAAGCACTTTTCACGGCAATTAAGCAGCGTCGCAAGTTACTACTCTCGCCTACAGGATCTGGAAAATCGCTGATCATTTATGGTCTGGTCCGTTGGCATATTAAAGCGGAGCGAGAGATCCTAATCATTGTGCCTACAGTCTCTCTAGTCTCGCAGTTGACGCAAGACTTCAAAGACTACGGGTGGAAGGCAGACTCCTATGTCCATCAGATCATGGGTGGACAGGAAAGGTATGTGGAAGCACCTGTCGTTATCTCTACATGGCAGAGCATCTACAAGGAGCCTAAGAAATTCTTTGAAAGGTTTGATGTAATCATTGGCGATGAAGCACACCTGTATAAGGCGAAGAGTCTAACAGGTATTCTGAATAAATGTCACGATGCACGCTACCGCATTGGACTGACTGGTACCTTAGATGGAATGTATAGTCATCAGTTGGTGCTGGAGGGTCTATTTGGACGCTGTGATAGGGTGACCACAACTGTCGATCTAATGAAAAAGGGACAGCTGACACCACTGAAAGTGAAATGCCTGTTGTTGCAGCATGGTCATGTGCCATTCGATTCCTATCAGCAAGAGATGGATTACATAGTAACACATCCTAAGAGAAATAACCTAATCTGTAATCTAGCAGAGGATCTAGACGGCAATACACTCATCCTATTCAACTACATCGAGAAGCATGGTGACCCTCTGTGGGAGATGCTAAATAATAAGGTGAGTAAAGATCGTAAGATCTTCTTTATCCATGGTGGCGTCGATGCTGTTGAAAGAGAAGAGGCTCGCAAAATCTGTGAGCAAGAGAAGAATGCAATCATCCTTGCATCCTACGGCACATTCTCTACAGGCATCAACATTCGCAACCTACATAATGTAATCTTTGCAAGTCCATCTAAATCACGAGTAAGAAACCTCCAGTCCATTGGACGTGTCTTGCGTAAAGGAGATAACAAAGCACAGGCAGTGTTGTATGACATTGCTGATGACTGCTCCAGAGGCAACAGACACAATTATACTCTCCGTCACCTCATAGAAAGATTGAAAATCTATGATGAAGAGAAATTTGATTATGAAATCACTAAGGTAAACCTACGAAAATGATTAACTACATCCGTCACGATAATGAATTCTACGGCGTCGTCAAGTTAGTGTCTGGCGAGGAAGTAATGGGTACGATGATCGCCACGAATGAAGATAATTGCACAATGGTATATGTATCTGACCCCCTATGTCCTACCCTGACTCCCATCGAGAAAGATGGTCAGATGGGTATTGCTGCAGGATTTACTAAATGGATGATGTGGTCAGATGAAGAGTTTTATATAATCCAAGAACCTGACATCGTAACGATTGCTCCAATGTCTACAGAAGCAATCATGATGTATAAGATGTGGTGGAGGAAAGAAGGTAGAGACGATGGTGATCTTGATCCTGGCGTCCCCATGAATGAAAACATGGGTCTCGTCGGCAAGGTCTCTGAAATGAGAAAGAGACTAGAGGATCAGTGGAGGAAACCTCCTAAAGAAAAAGACTCTAAGTAGTTCCTTTCCAACCCTTACATGGTTGAGTATAATTATTATTCTTAGAGTTGTCAAGCTTGACCTTTCAAGCAATACCTTATATAATGATTAAGTGAGCAAAACAACAATATGACTGTAATGCCTCCTAAGAAAAAACAACATTACGTTGATAACAAAAAGTTTCTTAGCGAGATCGTTAAGTATCGAGAAGCAGTTGAGACTGCCAAGCTACAAGACAGACCTAAACCTAGGATCACTCACTACCTAGGGGATTGCTTCTTGAAGATTGCCACCCACCTGTCATATAGACCTAATTTTATCAACTACATGTATAAGGAGGATATGATCTCCGATGGTGTAGAGAATTGCGTCCAGTACATCGATAACTTCGATCCCGCCAAGAGTAAAAACCCATTTGCATATTTCACACAGATCGTGTATTATGCGTTTCTGCGACGAATCGCCAAAGAAAAGCGTCAGATGGACATCCGCGACAAACTCATCGAGAAGAATGGTTACGATCAAGTCTTCCACTCAGATGAGAATGATAACCATGCGGACATGAATTCTATCAAGAGTCGTATCGAAACTAACATGCGTTACTAATGACCACTGAGACGAAAAGAGCAACCCTTGCAACGTCGCTGGGATCTAATCCCACGATTGAGAAGGACATCCCCGAGGATGTCGAATGGATTGATGATGCCTTCTACATCAAGAAGACCCGCTTTGGTCTCTACACCAGTGTAGTTAGGGATCCCCTTGGTGCCAACTTCCTCACAGGGGGCACTTATGAAGGTATCCTTAAGATGACGAGATGGCATCTCAAGTGCTTGCAAGAAGGCACCATGCACCTGTATACTAGACACGTTAACACTACCAAAGGAGTTAAACTGTAATGACACGAGACGGAAATCAAGAGTTGCACGATACCCAAGAGCGTGACAACCCCTGCTCCGATAGTAATGACCGTGGTTATTGGCGTCGCCGCCTCCGTGATCTAGAGAATGGTAAAAGGAATGAAGATTCTACTGATAACTGATCAGCACTTTGGTGTAAGAAACGACAACCTTTACTACACCAAACTGTATGAAAAATTTTATAATAATGTAGTCATCCCCTACATCGATAGAGAAGGTATCACTCAGGTCTTGTGTCTAGGTGATACCTTTGATCGTCGAAAGTATGTGAATTTTAATTCACTGGAAGCAGCACGGAAGATGTGGTTTGATCCACTCGCTGAGCGTGGCATTCGTATGTCCATGCTGGTGGGTAATCACGACATCTATTACAAGAATACTCTCAAGGTAAATGCACCTGAGTTGCTGCTGGGTAACTACAACAACATCGAAGTCATTACAGAGCCCACCTCTAAGAAGTTTGGTAAGACAAACTTCCTTCTCCTGCCATGGATTTGTCCTGAAAATCAGGAGCAAGTCATGAAAAAGGTGAAAGCATCCAAGGCACGAGTGTGTCTAGGACACCTTGAGTTGAATGGGTTTGAGGTTATCCCTGGTCTCAAGATGGACCATGGTATTGATCGCTCTCCCTTTGAGAAGTTTGAGTTGACATGCTCTGGTCACTACCACATGAAGAGCAAGCAGGGTCCTATCCACTATCTTGGCAATCCTTATCAACTGTATTGGAATGACTACGGGTTTGATCGTGGGTTTCACGTCCTAAATACAGATGATTTGTCCATGGAATTCGTGGTAAATCCATACAATACCTTTAATAAGGTCTTCTACAAGGATGACATTGATGTCTCTAACTTCCCACAGTTTGAAGGCACATACGTTAAACTGATTGTAGGTGACAAAAAAGATCAGGTAAAGTTTGATAGGTGTGTAAGGAAACTTCAGCAAGTTGATCTCGCAGACCTGAAGATTGTCGAAGACTTGACTCAGGAATTGGGTGAAATTGATGAAGAGATTGAGGTCGAAGACACTCTTTCTATCCTAGAATCGTGTGTCTCTGAGTATTCCAATCGCGAAGAGATTTTTGGTATCCTAAAGTCCCTATATGTCGAAGCGTTGGAGGTCTAATGTTTGTACTAACTGACAACAAATCGGGTGGTGTATACGCAGTCAGAGACGATGAGAAGGTGGAGAGGGTTGTCCAGATGTTTGTTGACAAGGACGACGCAGAACGTTATTATATAATGCTGAAGGCAGACGAATACCCCCGTGATCTCTCCGTCACGGAGGTAGATGAAGAGACTGTCAAAGAGAATTGTCGTCAGTATGGGTATCGTTTCACCGTTATTGATGCTGACAATTTTGTTATCCCGCCACCGCAAGATAAATGATCATTTTTGAAAAGATTCGTTGGAAAAACTTCCTGAGCACAGGCAATACTTTCACAGACTTGACTCTCAACGAATCCAAATCACATCTTGTCATCGGCAGTAACGGTGCAGGCAAGTCCACTATGCTGGATGCCCTGTGCTTTGTGCTATTTAATAAACCTTTTCGTAAGGTCAGTAAGTCTCAACTAATTAACAGCGTCAACGAGAAAGAGTGCGTTGTTGAGGTTGAGTTTTCTATTGGAAAAGTAAATTATCATGTCATCAGAGGCATCAAACCAGGCATTTTTAAGATCTTCCGTAACGGACAACTCATCGATCAAGATGCTGCCCAGAAAGACTACCAGAAATATCTTGAGCAGAGCATACTCAAATTTAACTACAAGTCTTTCACTCAAGTCGTTATTCTTGGCTCTTCAACTTTTGTCCCTTTTATGCAGTTATCTGCAGCACATCGAAGAGAAGTCATCGAAGACCTCCTAGACATTCAAATCTTCTCCAAGATGAATGGACTCTTGAAGGATCGTGTCAAAGATAATAAGGATGTCTTCACTGAGTGCAAGCACGAGATGGAAATTTGTGAGACAAAACTAAACCATCAACGTGCATCCATCCACAAACTCACTGAGTTGCAGGAAGGAATGATTCAGAAACTGCAAAGCAAGTTTACTACTAACGAAGATAGTATTGTTAACCTGCAAACACGCAAGAAAGAGAATGATCACTCCATGACTGTGCTAGCACAGAGTGTTAGTAACCAGGCAGACGTGCAGGAGCAGTATGAAAGTCTCCGTGACATGCGATCTAAGATTGAGCAGAATAAAAACAAGGCAGAGAAAGATCATAAGTTTTATACCAAGCATGATAAGTGTCCAACATGCAGTCAAACCCTAGAAGAAGAGCACAAACACCGTCAACTGGTGGATGCTGAGTCACGTCGTGTCAAGTACACTGATGGTTATACAAAGATTGATGAGCAGGTCAGCAAACTGTATGACAAACTGCGTGATCTGAAGGGTTATGGGCAGTCAATTATTGAATTACAGAGCGAGAATCTGAGCATTGACAAGCAGGTAGCACGACTGCTTAAAGATAATGAAAACATCATGGCCGAGTGCAACAAGGAGACCCCAGATATTGACTCAGAGAGGCAAAAATTAGAGGATTATGAGTCAGAATACGCTGAAAATATGGAGCGTTGTGCAGGTGTCAGCAAGGAGTTTGACAACCTAAAAATTGTGTCTGCTCTCCTCAGAGATAGTGGAATCAAGAGCAAGGTTATCAGCAAATTTGTGCCTATTTTTAACAATTTAATCAATAAATACCTGCAGTCCATGGACTTCTTTGTCAACTTCACATTGGACGAAGCATTCAATGAAGTGATCAAGTCACGTTACCGTGATGACTTCTCTTATGCATCGTTTTCAGAGGGTGAAAAGCAGAAAATTGACCTA